TTTTGCGATTTATGACCTCAATCAATTTCTAAATGGATTGGGACTACATCAAGACCCAGACCTTGATTTTGAAAATGATTCACACGTAATTATTCGTGAAGGAAAACGTCGTGTGAAGTATTTCTTTGCTGACCCAGAAGTGATTGTATCACCACCAGAAAAAGAAATTTCACTTCCTTCTAGTGATGTTTGCTTTCAACTAGAACACTCGCAACTCGATAAACTCATTAAAGCAGCAGCAGTTTATCAACTTCCAGACCTTTCTGCTGTTGGTGAAGCAGGTGTGATTCGTTTGGTTGTTCGTGATAAGAAGAATGATACTTCTAATGAATACTCTATTGTGGTTGGTGAGACAGATAAAGAGTTTACTTTCAACTTTAAGGTTGAGAACATTAAGATTATTCCTGGTTCTTATGACGTGGTTGTGTCAGAAAAACTTCTGTCCAAGTTCACGAACGAACGTTATAATTTGACCTATTATATTGCTTTGGAACCAGACTCCAATTTTTCTTGATTTTTTATTTTATATTATGAATATTTTTGTGACTGATGAGTGCCCTGTGCTTTCTGCTGTGTCACTCCCAGACAAGCATATTGTAAAAATGCCTCTAGAAACTTGCCAAATGATTTCCGTCATCTACTCCAAGTGGTATCATAATTGGGGTACTATTCCTAAAAAGGATGGAACCCCTTATAGTACTGAAAAGGGAGCATTCCGAAATCATCCTTGCACTGTTTGGGCAGCAGAGAGTTATGAAAACCTTGCCTGGTTAATTCGGCATGGTTATGCTCTCTGTAAGGAGTATCGGCATCGTTATGGTAAAGTGCATTCTTGCTTTGATAGTCTTCAAGAAGCAGAAATTATCTTTCTTTATAACTCACAAGAAAGTCTTCAAATTTATAAGAATGTAAAATCTTTTACTCGTGCTATGCCTGATGAATATAAATTTGATGCTAGTATTGATACTCCAACAGCATATCAAAAATATATTGCATCTAAACCTTGGGTAAAGGACAATTACCTAAAACTTCCTAATAGAATGCCAAATTGGATTTATGAATATGCGTGATGATTTTATTTGGGTCGAGAAATATCGACCAAAGACTATTGAAGATTGTATTCTTCCAGAAAATATTAAGAAAACATTTAGTGATTTTCTTAATAAGGGTGAAATTCCAAATTTGCTTCTTGCTGGTCCTCCTGGAGTAGGAAAGACTACAGTAGCAAAGGCATTATGTAATGAGTTAGGAGTAGATTATTATGTCATTAACGGATCTGACGAAGGACGATTTTTGGACACGGTACGGAATCAAGCAAAGAACTTTGCTTCGACCGTCTCACTTCAAGGAACTGGTAAACATAAAGTCATCATTATTGATGAAGCAGATAACACAGGAAACGACGTACAACTCCTTCTACGGGCTAATATTGAGACGTTTTATAACAACTGTAGATTCATTTTCACCTGCAACTATAAAAACAAAATCATCGAACCTCTCCATTCCAGATGTGCAGTTGTTGAGTTCAGCATCAAAGGAAAAGAAAAAGCCCAGTTGGCAGGATCCTTCTTCAAGCGTCTTCAAAAAATCTTGGATGAAGAAAGTATTAAATATGATCCAAAAGTCCTTGCGGAATTAATCAATAAGCACTTTCCTGATTGGAGGAGAGTTCTTAATGAGTGCCAACGATACTCTGTTGGTGGAGAAATTGACTCTGGTATTCTTGCATCCTTCTCTGACGTTGCTGTAAATGATCTCATTACTTACCTTAAGGATAAAAACTTTTCTGAAGTCCGAAAGTGGGTGGTCTCCAACTTGGATAACGATCCTTCTGTCATTCTTCGCAGGGTTTATGACACCTTGTATGATTGCCTTTCACCCCAAACTATCCCTGCTGCCGTTCTTATTGTTGCTAAGTATCAATACCAAATTGCGTTTGTGGCTGACCAAGAAATTAACCTCTTAGCAGCATTAACTGAAATTATGTGTGAGTGTTCTTTTAAATGAAACCTGAAACAAGAGAAGCAATGGAAATGCTTTTTACTGCTAAGTGGAACCTTCCAAAAGCAGCACAGTATTGTAATCTTACACACAAAGAATGTAAGATTGTGTTTAATGAGTATTGTAATTTTCATCCAACAACTTATAAGAATGAAGATTGAATTGAAGGATTGGTTGAATTCAATCAATCAAACTAAAAAGAATATTATGGATGAAGACTCTTCTTCCATAAAGGAATATTCTCCTTACATTATTAATAGATGTTTATCGGGACATATTGATTGTTTGATGTATGCAAATGAGATGAATAAGTTCTCCTCATTGGATAAAAAACTTCAATATGATTTTTTTATAAATATTATCAGGAAAAAGAAGAGATTCTCTCCTTGGTTAAAACAAGAAAAAATCAAAGATCTTGAAGTAGTTAAATCTTACTATGGTTATAGTAATGAGAAAGCAAAACAAACTTTGAATATTCTAACAAAAGAACAACTCGATTTTATAAAATCAAAACTTGAAACTGGAGGAACAAAATGAGTGTTGTTAATGAACCTATTGTGATTTGGACACCAGACCAAATGGTCGAAGTGATTTTGAATGAACCTGATGACTTCTTGAAGGTTCGTGAAACACTCACTCGTATTGGGGTCGCATCACGCAAAGAAAAAAAGATTTACCAATCTTGTCATATTCTTCACAAGCAAGGTAAATATTATCTCGTACATTTTAAGGAATTGTTTGCTCTTGATGGCAAACACGCAAATCTTACGGTAAATGATGTACAACGTCGCAATCGTATTATTCAACTTCTTGCTGATTGGGGATTGATTACAATTGTCAAACCAGAAAAGATTACTGATATTGCCCCTTTAAATCAAATCAAAGTTCTTGCTTATAAGGATAAGGGAGATTGGGTTTTAGAGACTAAGTATAATATTGGTGCTAAGAAAAAACGCACTGAAGAGGAAACCGAATAAAAAAGTGGGGAGAACATCACTCCCCTTTTTTTATGTTATGAATATATAATAATGATGTTGCCTTCGGGGACATTATTAACTTACAGACGCTTTAGGAGGTCTATTATGTTTGGAACAGGAGCAAGTTCAATTACTTATTCAGTACCAGAAACTGCTAAGTATCTATTAGAAATTCAAAAAAATAGTATTGGAATGGATGAGTGGTTTAAAAGGTTTGATACTGCGTTTGAGACGCATACTAACTATCCACCATACAATCTAGTCAAAGAAAGTAGTGTTGATTTTAGATTAGAAATCGCACTTGCTGGATATAAACGAGAAGATATTGAAGTTACTACAGAATGGAATAAACTCTTTGTAGAAGCAAAGAAAACTGGTGATGTTGATGATGAATATCTACATCAGGGATTAGCAAAGAGAGCATTTACTCGTACCTGGACTTTATCTGATGATGTGGTTGTTGGAGATATATCTTATGTTGATGGATTACTTACCATTAAACTAAATAGAGTTATTCCAGAGCATCAGAAGAAGAAGGTATATGAAATCGTATCAAGAGTTCATGAAAATAATTCAGGAAGTGAAGGGTGATTTTGGAACTCAACCATATCACCCAAAAGAAAAATGTTATGGAAATACAGTCTTTTATAAAAGAATAAAGAAAAGAGTGTGTTCTAAAGGAACTGATACTGGTTCTGGTGGAGCAAGTGGTGATTCTGGTGGGGACTAAATATAATTGAATATCGTCGTCGCAGGGAGGCAACTGGCAAAATCCAGCAATCCTCCCTTTTTTGTTTATAAATACCAATAAAAGGTAGGAATGTTTAAATGAATTATTATACCTATTCTTATTTTGATGAAAATAATATTCCTTATTATATTGGTAAGGGAAAGGGCAATAGAGCCTGGGATAAAAATCATTCAGTTAGGGTGCCCACCAACGATAAAATTATTTTATTAAAGAAAAATTTAAGTGAAAATGAAGCATATAGACACGAAGTTTATATAATAAGTATATTGGGGAGAAAAAATAAAAAAACTGGAATATTAGAAAATAAGACTGATGGGGGTGATGCTCCTCCTGTATTTGTTTCTCATACAGAAGAAACTAAACAAAAAATGCGTAATAGAAAACATAGTGAAGAAACTAAAAAAAAGATAGGTGAGAAAAGTAAAGGTAGAATATTTCCAGAAGATGCTAAACTTTACCTTTCTAACTTATATAAGGGTAGAAAACTTTCCGATAAAACTAAGGAAAAGTTGAGTAAATCTTTATGTGGAAAACCAAAAAGTGAAGAAACAAAAAGAAAAATGAGTAAAGCAAAAAAGCAAATGAGCGAAGAAACAAAAAGAAAAATGAGTGAGGCAGCTAAGATAAGAGAAGCAAAAAAGAGAGAAGAAACTTGACACTCCCCCATTTTTTTGGTAAAATTACAATAGGTATGTGACTAAAATGGCAGTAAAACTCGCATTATTAAAATCTGGTGAAGATGTAATTGCAGATATTAGAGAAGCAATTTCAGAAGAAACAAATAGAATTGTTTCTTTTATCTTTTCCAATCCCTACGTTGTTAAACTGACTCAACCACAAGTTTTGATGGAAGAATCAGAACAAACAGAAAATAGAGCATACAATATTTCAGTATATCCTTGGATGCCTTTGTCTGATGATACTGATATTGCAATCAATCCAGACTGGGTGGTTACAATTGTAGAACCAGCAGCAACTTTAAAAAAATCTTATGAGGAGAGAATGAATGGAAGAGGAAGAAGTACAAAGAACGATTCAGGTTCTAGTATTAATGAATCAGTTGAATTTAATAACTGAAATTGAAGAAGTATTGGTTGATTTTGGAGAACCAAATTGTAAACTAGTAAAACCATATTTGATTTCTGATGATGGGAATCTTTCTCCTTGGTTGAAAGGAATTACAAATGATGAAGAGATTATGATGAGTTCTGACAAGATTCTAACTCTTGTTGAACCAAATGGGAAATTACTTGATGAATACACTGAACTTGTAAAATGAGATTTTATACCAACGTCTATGAAAAATTTAATAAAATGTTGGTTCGTGGATATGAAGACGGTAGGTATTTTCAAACAGAAGAAGAGTTTCAACCAACTCTTTATGTCACTTCTAAAAAACAAAGTAAATATAAAACTCTTGATGGGTTGAGTGTTGAACCAATTCAACCTGGAAAGATTTCTGATTGTAAGGAATTTTTAAAGAAGTATGAGAATGTAGAAGGATTTACTGTTTATGGTAATGATAATTACAAAGCACAATATATTTCTGAAACCTATCCAGAAGATGAAATTAAGTTTGATATTAAAAAAATTCGTCTTTTAACAATTGACATTGAGGTTGCATCTGAAAACGGATTTCCAAATGTATTTGATTGTGCGGAAGAACTTTTAGCAATCACACTACAAAACTACGCAACAAAAAACATTATTTGTTTTGCTTCTCGTCCTTATGTGAATACTCGTAAGGATGTTGTGTACGTTGAGTGTAGAGATGAAATTGATTTAATTCAACACTTTCTCGCATTTTGGGAAAAAGAAACTCCTGATGTAATTACAGGTTGGAACTGTGAGTTGTATGATATTCCTTATATTGCTGGAAGAATTGATAGAATTCTCGGTGAAAAAGAAGCACGTCGTCTTTCTCCTTGGGGAAATATTCGTAGACGAGAACTTGTAATTAAAGGAAGAGAGCAAATCTCTTATGAGGTTTCTGGAATTTCAATTATTGATTATCTCGACCTTTATAAAAAGTTTACTTATAAGGCACAAGAATCTTATCGTCTAGACCATATTGCAAATGTGGAACTAGGTCAAAAGAAATTGGACCACTCTGAATTCGAGACTTTTAAAGATTTTTACACAAAAGATTGGCAAAAGTTTATTGATTATAATATTCGAGATGTGGAACTTGTAGACCAATTGGAAGATAAGATGAAACTTATCGAACTATGTTTTACGATGGCATATGATGCTAAGGTTAATTTTAACGATGTGTTTTTTCAAGTAAGAACTTGGGACGCAATCATTTATAACTATTTGAAGAAGAGGAATATTGTTATTCCTCCTAAAGACCGTTCAGAAAAAAGTGATAAATTTGCGGGGGCATATGTTAAGGAACCGATTCCTGGGAAGTATGATTGGGTTGTATCTTTTGACCTTAACTCTCTTTATCCTCACCTCATTATGCAATACAACATTTCTCCAGAAACACTCTTGGAAGAAAGACATCCCAGCGCAACTGTTGAGAGGATATTGACTCGAAAAGTTGAATTTGGTGATTATAAAGATTATGCGATATGCCCGAATGGTGCAATGTATCGTAAAGACGTTCGTGGTTTTCTTCCAGAACTAATGGAGAAAATGTATAACGACCGTGTAATCTTTAAGAAAAAGATGTTGGTTGCGAAACAGCAATATGAAAAGACTAAGACAAAAGAATTAGAAAAAGAAATTGCAAGATGCAATAACATCCAAATGGCAAAAAAGATTTCTCTTAATAGTGCTTATGGTGCTATTGGAAATCAATATTTTAGGTATTATAAACTAGCAAATGCCGAAGCAATCACAATGTCAGGACAAGTTTCCATTCGTTGGATTGAAAGTAAAATGAATTCTTATTTAAATAAAATTCTTAAAACAAATGATGTTGACTATGTTATTGCTTCAGATACTGATTCCATCTATCTTAATATGGGTCCTTTTGTCGAGACTGTATACAAAGGAAGAGAAAAAACTACTGAGGAAGTTGTTGGGTTCCTTGATAAGGTCTGTTCGATGGAATTTGAAAAATATATTGAGAGTTCTTACCAAGAACTGGCGGACTATGTGAATGCATACGACCAAAAGATGCAGATGAAACGGGAAAATATTGCCGACCGTGGAATCTGGACTGCCAAGAAACGATATATTCTTAATGTTTGGGATAGTGAAGGTGTTCGTTATGATGAACCTAAATTAAAGATTATGGGACTGGAAGCAGTCAAATCTTCTACTCCTGCTCCTTGTCGTCAAAAGATTAAGGATGCTCTTAAAATTGTGATGACTAAAACAGAAGACGAAATGATTTCTTTTATAGATAATTTCCGTAAAGCATTTAATAAACTTCCTCCAGAAGAAATTTCATTTCCACGTTCAATTAATGACGTAGATAAACATAAATCTTCATCAACTCTTTATAGTAAAGGAACTCCAATTCATGCAAGAGGGGCACTTCTTTATAATCATCTAATTAAAGAAAAGAAGTTAGATAAGAAGTATGCAAAAATTCAAAATGGTGAGAAGATTAAATTTTGTTATTTGAAACTTCCAAATCCAATTCACGAAAACGTAATTTCTTATATTCAAGAATTTCCAAAAGAATTTGGACTAGACAAATACATTGATTATGACCTACAATTCAGTAAAGCATTTTTGGAACCGATGAAAGTTATTCTTGATGCAATTAATTGGAGAGTAGAAAAAACTGTAAACTTAGAATCATTTTTTAACTAATGGACTTTTTAAAAGATATTGTAAAAGAAATCGGTGGAGAATACACACAACTAGCATCGGACATTGACGAGACAGAGACTTATGTTGATACGGGTTCATACATTTTTAATGCACTGGTTTCAGGTAGTGTATTTGGTGGTGTAT